TGCACTACCTGAACTCAGAGGGTGCAAACCAGAGCGCTGAGGGTGCGGCACTTTCCCGTGAGGGCTTGGTGTTCAAGACCGAGGACCGCATTGCCAGGGCAACCGTTGGCTGGTCCAAAGTAATGTCCCTAATGTTCAAATACACAGGTGACTCTGTGCGATCTGAGTTGTTAGACCTAGAACCAATCTGGCAAACACCTGAGCGCTATAGCCTGTCAGAGCGGGCAGATGCTAACAGCAAGTTCCAGGACATTCCTTTCAATTCTAGGATGACCCTAATTGGTCAGTTTAGCCCAGCTGAAATTGCTGAAATGGAAGTTGAAAGAGCTGGCGAGGCAATTCTGACCGAGGCGTTATTGGGTACTCCACAGACACCTAGCGCATAATGGCAACACAAAGGCAGTTGCTTGACGGCTACAACAGCCTAAGTTCAAAACTGGTCAGGGGTGCTGGAGACAGGGCCTCGGCTAATTTTCACCGGCCTTGGTTCATGGCGTGATTCAGACTATGCGGATTTTGTTGATGTTCTTGACCCAATTATGACTGGGGCAAAAATACAGGCCGCCAGATTACAGGTTGCTTTTTATAGCGAAATGGCAAAAGTAAGCCGTGAGAGCTTTGAGGCGTTACCAATAACGGCAAAGACCCTGACCACATCAGCACTAAGAAATGGGGCTGATACTGGCGAGGTTTACCGCAGACCCTTTGTGTCCCTTTATACCGCTCTTTCAAACGGCGGTGACATGACCAAAGCAATTTCAGAGGGTGCTAGGCGTATCAGTTCAATAGCCTCCACTGACATGCAACTGGCTAGGCGGGCCGCTGGCTCACAGGCTAGAGACAGAAATAGTGGTATCACTTATTATGTCAGAACTCTAACTGGCAATGAGAATTGTGCCCTGTGCACGATAGCCTCAACCCAGCGCTACACCAGAGGTGAGCTAATGCCAATCCACCCAGGTTGCGATTGTGGGGAAATGCCTGTCTTTGCAAACCAAGACCCTGGGCAAGTTTTAGACCAAGTGAAGTTAGATTCGACTTATGACAGCATTGAACAGCAACTCAGGGTTGACCCAGATTTTGGGGCCAGGGATGCTGGCTTGGGCAAAATTATCAACACACCAGATGGCGGCCAAAGGCTCGCAGATTACACAGAAATTGTTGTAACCAGAAATCATGGTGAATACGGCCCCACCCTCAGCTGGAGAGACCAGGATTTTACTGGACCAGGTGAACTTTAGATTTCAGCTCTCAAGCTGATTAGCTCGCAATGAGCGCAATAACCAATCCGAAATGGAGAGACACATGGCTGAATCAAATCAGACCGAAACCCTAGAAACAACTGAGGAACCAGAGGCAGTGGTGGAGATCGCTGAAAATGAAACCTCAGAAATGTCTGAAACAGACACGCTAAAGGCAGAGGTTGACAAATGGAAATCTCTGAGCCGAAAGAATGAACAGCAAGCCAAGTCAAATGGCCAAGCGGTTAAAGAGCTAGATGAAATTAGAAAATCACAACTGACTGACACTGAAAAACTTATTGAGCAGACCCGTGAGGAAACCTCTCAAGCTGTCAGAAAAGAGTTTGCTGTGAAACTGGTTGATGCTGAGTTCAAGAGCTTGCTAGGTGGCCGTTCACTTGATGGCAGTTCATTACTTGACTTTGATAAGTCATCATTCATTCAGGGTGATGGCAACATTGACTTAGAAGGTATTCAGTCATGGGTTGAGGCGCACAGCACAAAAGCTGAGCAAGCAATCCCAGACCTTGGGCAAGGTGCCCGTGGTCAAAAATCCAGGTAAGTCTCAAATTAGAAACAGAGACGAACTAAAAAACATGTCCCCCGCAGACATCCTTGAGGCCAGAAAAGATGGCCGCCTTGATGGACTAATGGGCAAACAATAACGAAAAGAGATAACAAATGGCTATTGACAATTTCATCCCCGAAATCTGGAGCGCAGGCGTAACACAAAGCTTTATCGCTAACCAGGTTGTAATCCCAACCCTAAACACCCAGTACCAGGGCGAGGCAACCCGTGGCAACACTGTCCACATTATCAACGCAACCACACCAACCATTGTTGACTACGCTGGCGCTGGCCGTTCAATCACCGCTGAGGCACTTACAGACACAGAGGTCCAGCTTCTATTGAACCAGGAAAAAGCGTTCTCTGTAAATGTTGATGATGTTGATGCAGTTCAGGCCGCTGGAACTTTCAACGCTTGGACTGATGCCGCTGGTAAGGCCCTAGCTGAGGATGCTGAAACATACCTACTAGAGCAGATGCTTGCTGGCGCTACTGACGGCAACTCTGGTGAAGTTGTGGTTGACACAGCTGATGAAGCAAAAACCGCTGTGCGTTCAATCCGTACCGCAATGACCACAGCAAAGGTTCCAACTGGGGACCGCTTTATCGTGGTAACCCCAGACTTTGCTGACCTACTAATCCAGGGACTGTCTGATGTTGCCGCCGCTGGTGCAACTGACGAACTACGCAATGGACAAATCACCAGACTATTTGGAATGAATGTTCTTGAGTCTGCTCTCTTGGGCTCTGATGTTTCAGCTGTCGGATACCACGGTGACACCGTTGCGTTCGTCAACCAGATTCAGTCACTCGAATCCCTACGCAACCAGACCAAGTTCTCTGACATTGTTAGAGGCTTGAATGTTTACGGTGCAAAGGTTATCAAGAGCGCCGCTGTTATCAAGTATGTCTCAGCCTAAATAAGGCTAACCGCTGAGGGGCTGGAGTTCGCTCTGGCCCCTTAGCCATACCCCAAACAATTTTTAGAGAGGCCCAAATGGCACTGGCTACAATCACTGATGTTGAGGCTCGCTTGGGGCGCACTCTCACAGCCGCCGAAAGCTCCAAGGCCACCGCTTACCTGACAGATGCATCAGCTCTTTTTATTCAGCGGGCTGTCCAAAAGTTTGAGCAGGGCGAAAGCGTGGTTAGGTTATTCCCAAAGGATGGCGTTGTGCGCTTAGTCCAAAAGCCCGTCATAACCGTCAGCGAGGTCAAGGACCTTGACGGCAACATAATTGATTTTACCTTTGACGGCCATCAAAGTATTTATGACCTGGGCTCTTACACTCCAGTAACGGTTACCTATGAGCACGGATCTGCCACCATCCCAAATGATGTTGTGGCCGTAGTCGCTGGCATGGTAGCCAGAACACTTTCAATCAACCCTGATGCCGCCTCTGGTGTGCAACAACAAACCGTTGGACCATTCTCTCAGAGCTATGCGGCTTGGGCCGTAGGGGGTCAGGTAATGATGTCCCCAGTAGAGGCCAAGGTTGCGGATTCTTACCGTGGCCTGACATTCAAATCAACATCAACAATGGGAAATGGAAATTATGCAATTACTTACCCAAGTGATACAAAGTTTGGCAGGGGTTGACCAGTACGGTGAACCAACTTTCACAACCACTGAGGTTGAGCTCAACGCAAAAGTAGCCGCCCGCACTGGCTCCAAAACAGTAGGGGCCGCAGAGATCACAATCACCTCTGGGCTGACCGTTTACCTAGATGCTGATGTTGAAATCAATAACAGTGATGTATTTATTTACCTGGGTGAGCGCTACATCCTAGATGGCGAATCTTTCAACTGGGTCAATGGTCTGGGTTACTGGACCCCTGGCACAGTTATTGACTTACAAAAGGAAACCAATGGCTAGCAGAATCCCAGGCGGTGGCGGCTCAGTTGAGCTAAATGAAAGTGGAATGAAAAAGTTATTGCTCTCTCAAGGAGTGGCAGACATGCTTGAAGAGCGGATGCAAAGAGTTCAAGCCGCTTTGCCTGGCTCTGAAATTTATGTGACCAGAGGCCCTAGAGGTGGACAAAACGCCAGGGCAGTAGTGAGAAGAGGCTCTGATTTTGAAGAGGCAAATACTGGTGATTTATCCAGAGCCCTTGATTTAGCAGGTGGAACAAGAGGCACCAAAAAAACCATAAAACCTAGGAGGCGCTGACCATGGCGGATGCCGTAATTTTTACAGACATCATGGCCCATTTGGTGTCAAGGCTGAACGCCGCTCTAACGGCTCAGACACGCTCTGATGTGCGAGTTGCTATAAGAGCAGATGAAACCCCCGCACAGGTCATTCTAAGGCGTGATGGTGGCAACCAGCCAAGCAAGACACTGATGCAATCTGTTATTGGTGTGACAATTTATGAGGAAAGCTATGGAGAGGCAGAGGCTTTGGCCTTGCTGACCCAGGCAATCTTTGACGATTTGCCAGATGGAAATCCCATTGTGGCAACCTCTGTTCAATCCTCAGTTCAGGATGTGACAGACCTTAGGGGAGAGCGCAGATTTTTGCGCTTCACCGTAAACCATAGAGGGTCAAACCTCTCAAACTAGTAAGGAATAAATCATGGCACTTGATTCAGACAATGTAAGGGTGGCCGTTTCGGGCGCTGTTTATGTCGCACCAACTGGCTCCACCGCACCAACCGATTCAGGAACCGCCCTAGATGATGCTTTCATTGATCTTGGCTATGTCTCAGCTGATGGTATTGCTGAAAACATTGACCGGACAACCAACCAGATTAGAGCTTGGCAGAACGGTTCATTAGTGCGTGAGGTTACCTCTGAGGGAACCTACACAATCGAACTGACTTTCATTGAAACCAGTGAAGCTGTTCTAGAGCTTTACTACGGTTCAACCATTACCGCAGGTGTTCTGACTGGAGACCCTACCGCCACAGGTGGCCGTCAGTCATTCGTGATTGATGTGATTGATGGCGCTATCATTGAGCGCATCTACATCCCAGCTGGTGAAATCACCGCAGTTGGAACACGCACCCTAGCCTCAGGCGAGGCAGTGGGCTACCAGGTAACAGTGACCGCTTATGCGGATGCTGGTGCAACCACATTCAAGAAGTTCTTTAGCCAGCTAGAGGCGTAAACCAAAGAACCCCTGGGCCGCTTTCATGCGGCGGCGGCTCAGGGCTACACTTACAGGGTGGGGCCTAAAAATCCCACCCTCAGCCGCAACACTAAGAGAGGCCGCATTGATGTCGTACGAAATAGAGCACAACAAAACCAAAATAACTTTGCCAAGCTTTAGCAATCTACCCGTGGGCGTGATTCGTAAAGCCAGAAAACTTGAGCCTGATGACCAGATGTGGTTTATGCTTGAGTCAATCCTGGATGAAAAAAGTTTGGATGTCATTGACACCATGAGCCTGTCTGAATTTACAGAGGCAATGAAAGGCTGGACACAGGGTGCACCCGTGGGGGAATCCTTGAAGTCCTCCAAATCCTAGAGGACTATAAACATGCATTCACCTATGACTTTAGAGCCAGGTTTGGCTTAGGTCTGGGAGCGCTGGGGAATGAGGTTCCCTGGCCAGAGGTAATCAGCTTGGTTTCCATACTTATGGCAGACCCACCAGCTGGCTACAAACAGCCAAAAAACAAATAGGCAACACCCAATCACTTATGAGTGGACTATCCACGCCGCAACTTACGATCTACTTGCCCAGGTGAACTCAAAGAGAAAACCAAAAGCGTGGCCAAGGCCGTGGGGCAAGCAAGACAAAACACACATTGGCAAAATAAACCGCAGGGATGCGAGAGCAATCCTACAAAAAGCTAAAGATGGAGACCTTGAATGGCAGAACAAGCTTATGCCTATGTGACACTTATCCCAGTGGCCAAGGGATTTCAAGGGGCCATTGCCAAGAAATGGGCAGCGCTGGCGGGGGCTGGTGGAGCGGCGCTTGCTACATCCACAGGAAAAGGCTTTGCTGGCAACATCAAAAAAGCTATTGGCCCAGCCATTGGGATTGCCGCTGGCGCTCTGGCCGCCGCAAAGATTGGCGGTTTTCTATCGGGGGCAGTCAGTGAAGCCACTGATCTAAAGACAGCCTTGACCGAGGTGGTAACCCTGACGGGTGCCACAGGTGATGCAGCCAAAGCCAGCCTTGGTGAGTTTGCCAGCTTGGTTGGGGATGTCTCTAAAGAGTTTGGCATTGCCCAAGACACCCTGACTAATGGACTTTACAACGCCATTTCAGCTGGTGTGCCGAAAGATAACGCTCTAAA